CGGCGGCTGCGGGTATGAGAAAGTTCCAAGCAGAGCGGGATCGTGAAATCTCTTCTCGTAAGGAACTGGAAGCCAAGCTAAAGGAACGTGAATCAGACTGGGGCCGTTTGGAAGAAGCATTCTCCAAAGGTCACGAACATTTGATTGACACCCTAAGCGGGCGGCAGGGAGCATGGCAGGAGCTGGTCAATAAGGAAATTGAGCGGCGTGAATTCCTGAAAAATGCAAGCCCAGATGAACTCCAAGCTATGAGGGCCCAGGAGCAAGCTGATCTGACACGCAAGGAACTTGACAAGATCCGTAAGGAGAATGAAGAGTTTAAAGCGAAGATTCAGCAGGAAAGAGAAGAAACCGAACTTCGTTCGATGGAATCTCGAGTACATCCAGTTTTCGAGAAATATCGTTTTGCAGATCGACTAGGCAACGCACAGGATGAGCACCTATTCGATGAGATGCTATGGAATAGCTCTCTCAAAAGATTGGAACAATATGAGGAAAGAGGATTGGATCTCTCTCCGGAACTGATCGAGCGTGAATTTAAGAATGTCGCTACCGCACTACGTAATCGTATCGGGGCGCAGGCTCAAAAGAAAGCAGGTCAGGTAGTTGCACAGAAGAAGCAAGAAGCTATCGAGAATGTGCAGTCCAAGGTCAAGTCTAGTTCAGCCTCAAGCAGCGATGCAGAGAAACTGAAACAGGCTATTCAGTCGGGTGACACCGGCAGTATATTCAAAAATTGGTCCACTTTTAGTAAAGTACTAAGTGGCAAAAAATAATCTAGAAAGGATTAAATAACAATGGCTTTTAGTAATATTGACGTACCAGCACTCGGTAATTTGCTCCAGATCAAATTCTCTGATGGTATCAGAAATCAGATCTCGAAAGATTTCCGTGACTGGGAAATGGTTCTCAAGGCAAAGGTATCCAACTCGGCAGCTCGTGAACTCCGCTTCATGCTCTTGACCGCATTTGGTGTTGACGCAATCAACTATGCTAACCCCGGCACAATCGACAGCACATTCCCATCTGCTGATCGTTCCAGCCTACAAGAGTACACAGCTAAGTTTAAAGAACTTCGTGCTACTATCGAAGTACAGTACGACTTGTTCGAACGTGCTATCCAGTCTCCAGAGAAGTATGGTGAGCCGATTAAAGTAGAAATGGACAGCAAACTGTCTGCTTCGAAACGTCGTCTCGCTGCAGACTTCCATGCTGACGGTACTGGTGTTCTCGGTACAGTTGCAAGCTCTACTCTTGCAAGCGTTGTAACTCTCGATGCATCTGATTCTGCTCGTGGCCACGTCGGTCTTTTCGAGTATGGCCAAAAAGTTGTAGCTAGAACTGCTGCAGGTGGCGCATCTGCTGCAACTGCTGCTACTGGTACACTATCTCACTTTGTAGTTGTTCAGAAAGACCGTGAGAATCAAATTCTTACTCTTCAAGCTGTAAACACTGCAGGTGCAAACACCGCATTGTCTGCTGCTCCAGCAGCTGGCGAAGTCTTGTACCGCAAGGCACAAGCTGATTCCTCTGATATCCCTAACTTGACTTCTATTTCCGACTACGGAACTGTATCTCAAGTTATGGCTGGTTTGCCTTCTCTTGTTGCTGCTGACGGTCGTACGATCCACGGCATGCAAATGAGCGGTGCAATCGCTGGTTCCGAACTTGATGCAGGTGGAAACCCAATCGACGTTCGCCACATTCAGAGAGCAATGAGCCAAGTTAAAGTTAAAGTTGGTCAGGATCAGTACAGCTGGAAAATGATGGTACAAGCTCCTGAGACTCTCGACTCCTTGATCGAAAGCCGTGAAACTGATCGTCGCTTTATGTCTATGGAAGACGGCGCTCGTGGTACGAAGAAGTTCGTATACCAGCACCAGAATGATTCCCTCGAGTGCTATACTTCCGAGTATTGCCAACCTAAGAGAATCTACATCCTTCCTGAAAGCAAAGCTGGTCAGAAGGTTCTCGAGTTCCACGGATCTGACTTCAAAACAGTCAAGGCTCCGGGCGGCGGCGACTTCCACTTGAAGCCAAGTGCTTCCGGTTTCGTTGCTACTGTTGTAAGCTATATGCAAGCAATCGGCGTAGTTATCTGTAAACATCCGGCGTCAGTTGCGATTATCCGAAACTTTTCAAATAGTTAAGGATAATGCTAGACAACTAGCAGAGATCATGTTAGGCTGGTTCATAGATAGGAGATACGGTAATGCAGTATATTATTTATGGACTAGTCGATCCGGAAACAGACGAACTTAGGTATATTGGAAAATCTATAACAGGAATGAATAGGCCCAAAAAACATTTTTATCCTTCGACCTTAAAGTCGGAGCGAACATATAAAAATAAATGGGTAAATTCAGTTTTGAAAAGATGTGGAAAGTTGCCCAAAGTAGCAATTCTGGCTGAAGGAACGGATGAAGTTAGTTTAAATAAATTAGAAATTGAGTTTATTGCTCATGCTCGAAGTTTAGGAATAAGGCTAACAAATATCCAAAATGGTGGAGATGGGTTTACTTCTGAGCTAGCAAAACTGGCACGACAGAAAACCGATCGAAGTGCTTGGGTAAAGGGCGGAAAGGCCGCAGCTGCAAATGGAACATGTGCTCGAAACAACTTGAAACTCAGGAGACCAATAGTTGCTACCCATGTAAAAAGTGGAGAACAGCGTTGGTACTTAAGTGCAAGTCATGCAGCAGCAGATGGTCTAGGAAGCAGGTCGGCAATTTCAAATGCCCTTCGTCCAAATTGGAGATGTAAGCACAATAAAGGCTGGACATTCCAATATGCAAGTAATCTCCCCGCCTAATTTACTGTTCGCCCCTATTCCCGTAGGGGCAGGTAAATTCGAATAGGGCTCCCGACACCTTGGGAGAGGCAAGTCTACGACGTAATAGCCTGAGTGTAGAGTGGTGTGACAGCTGGGAGAGACCAGCACCAATTAGTGTGGGCCAATCACCCCTGAAACAAAGATGATAAAATCGAAAGGAAATTAAAATGAGTTCACCAAAACTAAGGACAGAAGCTGCTGCCGCTGGTAGTTACCCAGAAAAACGCTTCAATCAGAGAGAAAGAAAATTACTTCAATCTGTAAGCAATGCAGTACGTGCAGGCAAGTTTACTACTGCCGCCGGTAATGCAACACAGACTATTTCAGTTCCGGGTGCAACCGCTGCTGACGTAGCTATTGTTACATTGCAGACTGCAGGAGCAACCCCCCGCACTGTAGTTAGAGCGGCAGCGGGTACAAACAGCATTACAGTAGTAATGAGTGGCGACCCATCTACAGATCACATTCTCTGCTGGTCCCTAATTCAAGCATAATCTAATCCACCCGATGGCCTGCCCCTAGTTGGGGCAGGTACAGGGCCTCCTCCCTCCGGAGAACGAAATGGCTACGACTCTTACTCAGAATCTAAAGCTGCGAGTTGATTCCAATCTCACAGCTAATGCAAAATATAATTTACAAAGAATCGATCTACTTGGAGCCACATTCCTAGTAGATTCTACTAATACCCTAAACATCAGGTCCCAATCAGATATCCTCATCGACCCCAATTCCCCAGACTTGGGCGGGTCGGGGCAGGGATCTGTCACTATTGGCGACCCCGACAGAAAAGTATCATCTCTTACTGTACATGCCGACGAGCTACTTCTCGACGGCGCTTTCAATTTATTAGATCAGGCCACTACCGGCACAGGTAAGCTCGGCTTATTATATAATTCCACAACAAATGGAGCAGTAGATCCGTCGGACCACACTCTTACTCTAGACGTGGAAGGGGCCGACAGAAGCCTAGTACTGGGGGGTGATCTCCAATTATTAGGTGGAAATTTAGTACTAAACGTCTCCGGCCCCTCAAATTTATTATTGCCTACTTCGGGTACTTTGTCAACAGTAGATGGCGTAGAGACCCTAACAAATAAAACAATTGATGCCGAACAGAATACCCTGTCTAATATCTCCAATGCCGAAGTTAAGGCAGGGGCAGGTATTGAATATTCCAAGTTAGACCTGACGGGCGGTATTGTAGATGCGGATGTATCAGCTTCGGCGGCTATTAGTTATAGCAAATTGGATCTTGCGAGTAGCGTTAAAGATAGCGATATTGACCCTAGTGCTCCGATTACTTATGGTAATTTGGATCTTTCAGATTCTATTACAAATGCAGATGTAAGTCCCACAGCAGCTATTGCGTACAGTAAACTTGAACTTACAGATGGTATTATAAATACAGACATCTCGTCAACTGCTGCTATTGCTGGAACTAAAGTTGTTCCACAATTCGGTGCTCAGAATATTAGAACCTCTACTGTGTTGGAGTTTGACAATGGCACACACCTTACGACGCTTGCGCCAGCATCGAGCGGTCAAACGCAAAGTATCATACTCCGCCTGCCTAGTGATAACGGGGCTGCAAATGCCATCCTTTCTACAGACGGGGCGGGTAACCTCAGCTGGTCGTCCGCAGGTTCCGGCTCAGTTACCGAAGTGGGTCTTAGTACGCCATCAGAATTTATTCCGGGGCCGTCGGTTACGACATCCGGCACCCTCTCATTTACAAAAGCTAATCAAGCAAGTAACCAAGTCTATGCGGGCCCAGCAACGGGAGCAGCAGCGCAACCTACGTTCCGTGCTCTTGTACTTGCAGATCTTCCGACCCTCTTTCCAGCCGACGTACAGCTGGGAGATGTTCCAAATGTGGACGCTACAAACCCCGCAAACATAGTACAAACTTCCAGCTTCCGATTCGTAACAGATACAGAGAAGTCTACGTGGAACGGTAAGCAGGATGCACTCGGCTTTACGCCGGAGAATGCAGCTAATAGGGGAATAGCTAATGGTTATGCTCCACTAAATGCTTCTGCCAAGATAGACAATACGTACCTAGATACTAATATAATGAACTACCACGGTACGTGGGACGCCGATACCAATACCCCACCCCTAGCGGATGGGATGGTTGGGGCAGATCCCGGCGACATATATGTAGTTTCCGTTGCCGGAACTCAAGATTTGGGCTCTGGTCCAATAGAATTTAACATCGGCGATTGGGTTATATATAACCAATCCAATGTATGGGAACACGTAGACAATACTTCTGCAGTAACTTCAGTTAATGGAGCTCAGGGGGCTGTAACTGTCAATGCAATCAACGAGTTGACCGGGGATGTAACTGCCGGTCCAGCTTCCGGATCAGAATCTAAGGCCGCTACAATTGCAGCTGGGGCTATCACGGACAGCAAGATATCGGCATCTGCAGCTATTGCAGTATCAAAATTAGCAGCAGGAACAAATGGTTACGTCCTCCAAACAGTAGCTGGTGTTCCACAGTGGACTACACCTCCGGCATCTGTATCTTCCTATAAAACTACATGGTTAGCTGCAGACGGTGCCTTAAAACTAGTTAATCACGGCCTAGGCACAAGAGATGTAATTGTTCAAGTATTCGATAACATAACCGGAGAAACTATTGAAATAGATAGTGCAGTTCGTTCCGGATTAAGTTTAGTAACCCTAACCGCAAGTCAGGCCCCAGCAACGGCTTGGAGAGTATTGATTTTAGCTCTCTAATAGAATATAATACCCGGAGCATGCCGGGACCACCGTGCAACCCAATGCACACGAAGGAGTAACAAGTGAAAATTTTTGGTAGTATACAAGAGTTAGTAGAGTTAGTTTACCGCAAGGGATCTAACACTGTTACTCTGAAGCCGAATGCATCTCAGGCAGCGAACGTAACTGTGTCTCTTCCTGTTCTTACTACAGATGATACAATAGTAACAGAAGCAAAAGCACAAGCACTAAGTAATAAGACCAGTATTGGAGTAGGCAGTTTAACTTTATCTAGTGCAAATATTTCTTCTGCCGGAGATTTAGGACTTACCGCAGTAAGCGGCACGGTTAAGATATATTCCCCAGTATACCTATTTGGTGGAAATTCTTTAACTTTATGGGATTTTGATAATAGTAACTCTATTGCTATTTCTGTCCCGGGCACTGTTACTGCAAATAGAACCCCACAAATTCCAGATGCTTCTGGAGATTTTGTACTTACTACAGCTACTCAGACCCTTACTAATAAGACAATCAGTGGTTCCAGCAACACTCTGACTAATCTTCCAGCTGCCTCTATTACAGGCATTCTGCCTGCAGCCAATGGCGGTACAGGTGTAAACTCTTCCGCTACCTTTCCAAGTACAGGCACAGTAGCTGTACTCACAGACATTTCTGCATCTCAATTGAGCGGAATTGTACCGGGCTCCAAGGGCGGTACGGGAATTAATAACGGCGGTACCCTTACTTACGGTACCAACAATATCACACTTTCTACAAGCGGCGTTACCTCTCTCACGCTTCCAACTAGCGGCACACTTGCTACCCTAGCTGGTTCGGAAACTCTCCTTAATAAACTCATCTCCAGTACGGGAGCAATTACCGGAGCCCTTACTCTTCCATCCGGTACACAGGCAGAGCGCCCAAGCCCAGTAGCAGGTATGATTAGGTACAACACAAGCTCCAGTTCTTTTGAGGGCTATGCCAATGGTGTATGGTCCGGTATTGGCGGTGGCGGAACTACAGATCTAATTACACAAGTTGCTCACGGATTTGTTGTAGGCGACGTTCTTTATTTGAACGGCTCTACCTACGCTAAGGCCAATGCAACCGCAGCGGCAACCGCAGAAGTTGTAGGTGTAGTTAGCCGAGTAATAGGTGTAGATCAATTTGAACTTACATTGTCCGGAGAAATCTCGGGACTTACTTCAGCTAACTTTACAGAAGCCGCACTGCCTGCTGTAGGCGAGGCAATCTTCCTCAGTACCACAGCTGGTAAGATGACAATCACCGAGCCCACCACTATCGGTCAAGTATCGGTACCCGTAGGTGTTAGGTCGGTAGGCGCAGACACTATGTATGTTGCACCGAAGAGAGGTGCAGTAGTTGGCGGAACTAATGCCCGTGCTCAGGTATCCCTGACTTCGGGAGCTACTACTAACGTACAGAACTTGGCTGGCTACGATGCAGGCGAGATTACCGGATGGGTATTTATCTCCAGTGCAGCTCCTGTAAGATTTTATTTATCTGCTAAATTTGCTAAGTCTGGATCAGGTGGAGATTATAACCTAAGTTACTCTACTACCGGCGACACACCTCCAACTGGTTTTTTGGTTGATATCACGACTACAGGAATAATTCGGGTAACATTGCCAGCAAGCTCAGGCAGCACAAGCGTGATCAATTATGCTCTCAATGCACCTGCTATTGGCGCAAGTTTCCCGCTAACTGTAAATGCTGACACTATTTTGAGTGGTACTGTTGCGGCGGCTAGACTTCCATCGCCAACAGTTTATGCTGACGCAGAAGCCACTAGAATGGGATTAAAGTCATATCTTCACGGCACTGCTTATAATGGTGGAGTATCTCCTACAATTACGCTAACTGGTGGTGGTGGTAGTTTAACTAGCGTTATAAGATCAAGCTTTATTCCTTATCAACTTCAAGATGGAAGGTGGAGGTTAAAAGCAAATTTTAATGTTCAGTTAAGCGGATTAACTAGAGTTAGCGTTGATTTTTCTATTAATGGAATAACTATTAAAAACACTAGTCTAATGTTTCAACCAATTATTGGTTATCAATTTGATGTGCCATCTGCAACTGTTGGTTACTGCTATGCAAGTCCAAATTCATCAGCGTTAGTTTTAAATCATTCATCCGCTGCAACAACTGTTTACGGAGTAAGCGGAGACATTGAACTAGAATCCAAGCCAACTTGGGCATATTAATTAGGGAGACTTTATAATGTCATCATCAGCATTTACCCCAACAACTACACAAGTGACTACTGAGGTGCCAGTAAATGTGCCGGTGGTTACGGCTTGGACTGCTTATACTCCGGCGACAATAACTGGCTACACAACTAGTTCATCTTTGTATGAATGGAGACGTTTAGGGGATACCATTCAAGTAAGAGGTCGATTTTTAACAGCCAGCACATCGGCAACGGCAGCGTCGTTTACACTTCCATCTGGATTGACGGCAAGAAGTGTCACAGTCCAGACAAATGGATTATGGACTAGAGCTACCACTGCATCTTCTCAAATAAAAACAGGTCATTTATATTCTACAAACGGATCAAATGTTATCAATTTTTCATCTGGTAATTTTTCTACATCAGACAACCCACAGAGTACATTTAACGGTAGCGGATGGGGTGGAGCCGGTGAGGTTATAGTTTTTGATGTTTGGGCTGTAATAAATGAATGGGCCGGCTCCGGTACCACAACTCTAGCAGATAGAGCGTTGGAGGAGTATTACGCAACATCAGGAACGTGGGACGCAAATAGTTCTACGACAGTTACAGGGCCAGATGGTGCGGCTATGGGTGGTGCTTTAACTCTTGGCAGAACAAAAACAATAACATTATTAAGTAACTTATTGCCAACTGATAAGCTTTTCCTTGAGATTCGATTTGGTTCATCAACATCTGCTCCGTGGATTGATGCATCTAATAGTGGTTATCAATACACAAGGCAGGGGGCGGCTGAGTTTGGAGCATCAATCACAACAATAAGCGGCAACACTGTAAATATCTATTTTGCTCCAAAAGCATTAAGTTCAAACACAACATTTGCAAACCCAACTGGAGCACAAGACTGGAACTCAACTTGGTCATGGCGTCTCCGCAAAGTATCTTCCGGCGCCCAAGTAGGCTACCCAATATCAACCCGGAACATTGTGGGTGACACATCTGGTACTGCTGTTCCGACTGGGATGTTGGGGGAGATTGTGTCTCAATCTAGATTATCTGCAAGCCCACTGTCTTTAACAAGTGCAACAGCCGCAAACGTCACGGCAACAGCTTTAACAATACAAGCAGGAACGTGGGATTTGAACGGATTTATTGGATTGTCTGGATCGGCTACATCATTGACATTAGTTGCTGCATCAATAGGAACAACCAGTGCCACCTTAGCTTCACCAGATGATTCAAGAATACAAGATGGATCAAGCAGAAACTTATCATCAAGCAATTATCAGGCATCGTTGCCTACAATTAGAGTGTCAGTATCTTCACCAACAACCTATTATCTTGTAGGTTATGCAATATTTTCAGGTGGTACTGCAAACGTTTACGGAAAAATACAAGCCACACGAATCGCCTAATTTACATAATCCCTTGCGGGATGGGAGGAATATATGACACACATTCGTAGGTGTCAAATGACACATAGGAGATACAGCATATGACACAGAAAGCACAATTACAATCAGCGGGTGACGGTACAGCCGTACCAACTGGATATGTTGGAGAATATAAAGAAGCTTTAGGTAATTATACTGCTGTAGGTAATAATGTTTTTACTGCAACTGGAAATTCTGGTGTTGCATTGACATCGGGAGTTTGGGATATACAAGGATTTTATACAATTAATGCCGCATCAGGAACGTCGGTTACTAAATACTTAGGCGTTTTAAGCACAAGTTCACTTAATGATGAAATTGGCGTGGATTACACAAGGGCAGCGGCTACTAATCAATTTTCAAGCAAAATAGGTAATGGAAGTGATTCTGATAGGGTTTCAACTCCTATCTATAGGGTAGTAGTTCCAAGCGGATCAACAATAACTTATTGGCCAAAAATTCGAGTTGAGCATAATGGAACCGTAAATGCTACAGCGTCTATTTTTGCAAGAAGAATCGCATAAATATAATGACCCAATTAGAAGTCTACAAGCAGAAAGCCGCACATCCGGATTACTTCCGTAACTCCGGGGACGGCCTACTGTGGTCCTCGCTACAGGCAGTGGCTACGGGAAAAGACTTTGCTGTAGAAGATTTCATTCGGGAAGACGGACAGATATTCCGCAACCCCGACATGGCGCAGGGCAGACTTCTCGGACCTCGTGAATCTACAATTAGTAGGGATATGTTCATGGGATTATTCTGCTACTGCCTACACTTCAGCCGACTAGACATCCTAGAAGGTGTCAAGTCTTACGGCTGGAAGCATGGTTGGAAAATGGGCCGAGAAAATCGTGTAGTAGAATTTGCTATTCCCTATATCAAATGGAAACTGCGTATTAAGGATAACAGGACATGGTTTACACCCGGCCTTATTCTACTACTATATGCCCTTATAGCTCATCTTCGGGGAAGACCTAGATTAGCTAGGTTCCTAGTTAATATATGGCAGCCAATTGGCTCCACACCGGGATACCCATCCCACCTATCCATGTTACATATTTATCTCAACAGACGTATTCGTGGTGAGATTGTATCATGGGAACATAAGGTTCTACGAAGGATATTAAAACACTCGCCCAGAAATGCATTAGCCCTAGCCCTAGCGGGCTGGCATGACGATGCACGGGCCGAGCTAGCATCGCAATGGCCTGCCGACAGGCTGCCCACTAGACACGATTGGACAGAAGAATGGCGTACTCAGAGGGCCGATAACGATGTCGGTATTGTCTGGGGAGAGCCGGGTAATATTAAGCCGCATTCGGGCGGAGACTTGCTTTTTGTAGAGCACGTACTAGCCTTGGGATAACCAAGTTATCCACATACATATCGTATGTAGGTATATAGTCGAGGGACACATGGATGGCCGTTTAGACAGAATTGAAGAAAAGCTGGATAAGCTAGTAGAAGTACAGACACAAATTCAAGTGGATGTAGCGGAACATATTCGTCGGACGGCTATTGCAGAAAGTAATATTGATAAACTTTCCGAAGCCTTACAACCAATTAGAACTCACGTTATTACGGTTCAGACTGTTATAACAGCTTCGGCGTGGGTTATAGGAATTGTTGCAGCAATTGCAACAGTTTACAGTGCTATAAAATAATTATTTACAAGCTGCCCCAGATGGGGTAGAATATACACGACTGTAGGAGGTCACTAATATGCTAAATAAATTGAAGAAAATGAAGATGCCTGCTTCTAAAAAAGCAGCTCCTGAGGAGCTAGATTTAGCTGCCGGAGAAGAAATGGCAGAAGAAGAGGGAGAAGAAATGCCTCTCGAGTTGCCAGAACTCGAAGCCGAGGAAGGTGAAGAACTCGCCGAAGAAGGCGCAGAGATGGAAGCTGAAGGCGAGGAAATGGAGCCACTAGATCTGTCCGCTCTTTCCGACGACGAGCTTATGGCCGAACTTAAGAAGCGTGGCCTAATGAGTAAAATGAAGGCGTAAGTCCAATCGGAGGCAGTCATGCCACGACTAAATTATACTGTTGAAAACCTTGTAGAAGAAATAAGGCAACAGCTCGATGAGATGAATAGGGACTCTGTTTCCACAGAAGCAGACATACTTCCTACTCTCAATCGTGGCTGGGACTTTGCTGCCGATATTCTCAGCCGCAAATATCCGGAGCCACTGCTGCAGTATTCTACACTGGATCTGCAAGCTGGTGTATTCGAATATGACATTCCCGAAGATGTCTTCGAGGATCGTATTCTCAAGTTGGAGACAACTGTGCCGGTGGGTACAGGTCGTGCCAACTATATAGAAATCCAACGGATTAGCTACCGAGATATTACCAATTACGAATCCGCAGCTATTAGCTCATTCCCCCTATACTACTGCATTATCGGAAGAAAGATTCGAATCGTACCGCAGCCATCTGGCTCCTACGATGCCCGCATGTGGTATATACGTAATCCGGAGAAACTTGTCTTGCCGCAAGGCCGAGTAACTCTTATTAATTCTGCAAGTAATTATATTATTGTAGACGAAGCAGATGGAAACCTTACAACCCAGTCCGATCAATTGGCCTCCTATGTAAATGTGATTGATGGGCAGACTGGTGAAATTAAGGGATCACTTCAGATACAATCTATTGTAGACAATAAGATTACCTTTAGGGCCTCTCCGGCACGTACTAATGTTTTTAATAGAGAAATTGGCAATACTCTACAAGATATACAGATTCAGCCAGATGACTACATCTGTGCCATTGACGGCATTTGTGTGCCATACTTCGGCCGTCCTACAAGTAACTTTCTAATTCAGTACGCTGTATCTGAGATTACTCGTAAGCTTGGTGGACAGGCAGAAACTGAGGAAGCTATCCTTAAGAAGTTCGAACAGCAGGTTGAAAGAAGCTGGGTAGGTCGTCAGCAGGAACTTCGTGTCAAGAAAAAGTCAAATGTCTGGGGAACCAATACTCGCCGCTACTGGTGGTATTGGAGCCGTTAGGCGAGAATGCCCGGTACTCAGGTATTGGTCGAGGTAACGAGACCTGTGCTAACTGGAGCCGTTAGAAGGGAAACATACTATGCCTTTAGCTAAAGGATCTAGCGATAAGACTGTATCGAAGAACATTCGCAAGCTGCGAGAAGAAGGATATCCACAAAAACAATCTGTAGCTATTGCTCTCGAAAAAGCAGGTAAGTCTAGAAAAAAGGACTAACGTATTATGGCGGCTATACAGAAAATGAGAGATAAGATGCCCTGCTGGAAAGACTACGAAATGGTCGGAATGAAAGAGGGCAAAGGCGGAAAGAAGGTACCTAACTGTGTGCCTAAGAAGAAAAAAGGATAAATGCCCATGGCTGTTGTTGGTAAAATGAAAGACAGAATGCCGTGTAACAAACCTCGTCGGGATGTAAAGGGCGGTAAGAAGTCTGTAGTTAAGGCATGTGAGGACGGAGAAGAGAAGATCATTCGCTTCGGAGACGCCAACATGACTATTAAAAAGGATAAGCCAGCACGTCGCAAGTCTTTCAGGGCCCGTCACAAATGTGACCAAAAGAAATCTAAACTCTCGGCAGGATATTGGTCCTGTAAGGCATGGTAATATATGTCATTAGATAGACTTGCAATCGGCCTTCGAGCACTGCAGATGTATGGACAACATGCCCATAACAATTGTACAGGCAAGTCTTTTGTTCCAGATCACGACTTATTTGCAGCTTCCTACGAGGCGGCGGCGACAGACTACGATGCCGTGGTTGAGCGTATAATAGGCACTACCGATAGACCTGTAGATACCCTTGCTATTATTCCCGAAGCCCTTAAGCTTGCATCTCAATGTAGCCGTGAGGCGGGAGACTGCAATGTAGAGTTTCTTCGTGGTGTACTAAAACTGGAACTAGCTATTTGTATATACATAGATAAGACCTGTGCCGCAGGTGAACTGCCCGAAGGTACAAAACAATTGATTGGCGATATAGCCGACCGCTCTATGTCAAGGCAATATAAGCTACGCCAAAGACTCAAGTAAGGGGTCCTCATGGCAATTCAATATACAATCGTCCCAGAAGTAGACTTTAGTAGAGGCATTGATGCTCGCTCTACTGAAAATCAAATTGGTGAAGGCTTTGTTCGAGACCTACTAAATGCAGACGTAATTCAGAAAAGCGTCCGCAAACGAACAGGCTACGAATCTTATGCTGGAAATATTCCAGTTCGAGCTACCCGCCTCGATTACGACTACAACGTAGATCCCACTAAGCGGATGATGTGCCTAACTTTAGATAGCGTTGTCTCCCTTAATACTACCGTTTCTTTAGAATCAGTAAGAAGTTCTCCACTTATTGTATACGGCCGCTCGTCTAACCAGACTACTGGGCCTATTACAAATGCAGGAGACTCCGCTCATTATTACAATAGATTTACTATTCCTATTCGCAAAGAGCTATTTGCCCCGAGCGGGACATTAAACATTTCCGGCACAGAACATGGTCTGGGAAGTACTAACTTTTTTTGTAATGTAGTAGAATCCACTTCTTTAACTGACAAGTCATTTACTGACGTATATACAAATGCGCTACGTATTGATAAGATGACTTACGATGTAAATATTGATTATACTGTTTTTCAGAATAAGAATGCAATTGTATATTACTTAGATCGAGCCGTTTCAGCTGGAGACGTATATACAACTACGTGGGCTCATCCGGGTGGAATTAGTTCCCTGCCTATCCCCACGTCTACTCACAACCTTACAAACTATAATTTTGTATATAAAATATATCAGGACACAAATCCCGGAAATTCTACCGGAGAGTGGCTTGAAGTTGTTGAAGATGAGTTTACTATTGACAATAATGGTAATGTATTAATTACTATGACAGCGGCTTCCCCCACTACATACCATATTATACTCTCTGCCGCCGCTACAACCAATGTAGTCGAGGGACAAATATCTTCCGCCGAAGACGAAAAGACCGTATCTATACCAAACCTAGTCCGTCCTTGGATGTTCTATAATATATATATTAGAAAAAATGCTACAGAATATGAGCGTGTTGAAGCTAACGCCATAGATTATGACAATGATACAAACTCCTTAATTCTAACTTTTGATACATATAGTGCTCAATCTTATAAAATACACTACGAATATGGCGATATTAGAAGTAACGTATTGTGTGTATACGATACTGCTGTAGCTGTAGACAGTACGGATACTTCTCCTCAGATCACTATTTGGGGACTAGATCACAATGAAATATATACAGATAAGTCAGTTCGAGAAGGCTGGGCTACACATATAGATACTTACCGACGTAGCGGGGAGCAGCGAGTTATTTGCGGTTTGGGCGGCAATTTATTTGCAGCCAGAGAGTATTCCGAAGCCGGCAGTCAATATCTCTATCCGACATTGTATCCCTCCTTGTACTCTCGTACATCTGCTGCTCTTTCGGTTGGACCTGTGTTTTATGACACTGGAGACAATCCACAGAGAACTAGAGGATATATAACTACAAGTATTGGCGGTACGGGACAAGTTTACGTTACTGCTGTCCAATATGATCCGGCAAATACGTGGACTAAATATACTCTAGATGTACCGGATATGAACATTGTGGGTACACTATCTACAATTATAAGTAATACCGCCGGATTAGAAGACTGGCTAACAGTAAGCAACATGTCCTACAAAAGACATGAGGGTACTTTCCGAATTAGACAAGTTACTCCCGGAGTAGAGAAGTTAGAAATTTGGGTAGAGAATTCAAACAATTCGTCCGATTGGGATGATCTAGCTGTTGGCGGATATGCGGGAATTTACACCGACCGAATTACATGGACAACAGACGCTTCTTATGTTCCCCAAGATACTTTACTTCTATCTGGGTCTGAATTGGGCCAAGTATATTCTAGCGATGACGGCATTACTGTTTGCGGTCCATTTAATCAAAAATTAGAACTTGCTATCGGTGTTCTTGTTACAGGTCGCCGCACCTCCTCTGTTATTCCATTACGTGAATCTTTGCCTTCCTTAGCAGACTCTGTTGCTAATCTTGTTCGTGGCGATATGCTCAGTTATACTGGCATAGACCGGAGCCTTAGAGTACTATCTATAAATGCGGGGACAGATTTATCTGCTTCTATTTCCGGAGATGGTACAACCGCAACCTGTACTGTATCCGATACCACTTATTTATCTGCTGGACAAAAGATTGTAATAATTGGAGCTAGTGATTATTCAGGCGTTCAGACTATTACCAATGTAATTTCATCTACCCAGTTTACATTTGAAAGTACTTCTACTAAGCTGGGGGTTACTGCAATTCTATCGGGGAAGACCATTGAAATCGATGAGGAGCTGACGTGGCAGGATACGGTGGGGGATCAGGCGGGCTTTCAAGTGGCTCGTAGATGGGTTCCCGTTGAAGCTCCTGATGATTCATACAACTTAACTCCATCTACATATGTTAGATATTTCGATTCGGCTCAATACTCGGCCCAGCCATTTATTAGATCTACAATGGTTGCCGATAACCTATATCTGACTAATGGTTCGGATGAGGTAATGAAGTTTGATGGGGAGAGCATATACCGGGCCGGGCTTCCGGCATGGCAGCCGGGATTATTTGTTACCCGAGATACCAGCGTCGGTATTCCTAAAATTGTAGTGAACCTTAGATCAATGGCATATAAGGCAAAACCGGGTTCAGGTACATTAGAATTGACCAAGGTTGAAGAGGCGGGGTTGTTGCCTCCGGGAAGCACTGTAGAAATAACTGGAGATACCACTAAGATATATACAGTGCAAGATTATGTAGACAAGGCTAACCAAGCTTTTGTTCATTTTAGTCAATCCTTAAATCCTGCAATTCCAAATATTGGGACCATTTCTGAAGTAGGATACTATCGATACTATATTAGGCTCAATGCTATAGATGCTAATAATAACAGAATAGCTTCGGCGATGACTTCTTCGGAAGATCTAACGGTACGTATGTCGCAGGATGCAGCAATTAATTTAAAAATGGTTGGTCTGCCAGCTCTAGACAATTACGACTATGACCGTATCGAAATTGAGATATATAGAACCCGCCTACTTACAGGCACTGTTCCACCTGTATTTTATAAAGTAACTACATTAGGTAGCGAGCATATAAACTTTAATAATGGCGATGGATATATAGAATATACAGACACTGCCTCTGATGATAATATTGCTTTAAGAAACAATTTAGACCCTCTAGTTACTCAAGCGGGAGCAGAGCTTGGTATTGGCTGGAGTGATCCTTTACGAGCCAAGTATATTACTACAACAGCAAATAGACTTGTCCTTGCAAATGTCAGTGATTATCCAGAATTTGATATTCAAATAGACGGAGCTTCTACTGCATTAGATGCTTCCAAATTTGTGGGTAATACCTTTCTATTCCGTAAGAATTTTGCAGATTCTGCGTCTTCTTCTAATATGGTAGACCGAGTTAACTTTAAATGGGTTCAAGCATCTAGTTCTATAGCCGTTACTAATTTAGTCGGAGTTGCTAATACCTCTTTTACTGTAACGGTAAATAATACGGCGGCAATTGGTGACTGGGTATATTTGTATTACTCTCAAGTACTAAACACTGGGCAACCTTTAAAGTATTCTGGATGGTGGCAAGTATTCAGTAGAACTTCAACGACCATTACATTTACATATAAAAATGCCAGTGCGGGAACTCCTGCAGTATATCCAAATCGAGCAGCATTTGCTGACTCTGGAATAGTGCCAGTAGTTTTAGGTACTGATGGAAACTTGGGGCAGGATAATGGAGATAGCGGGAGCCCTGTAACTAATGATACCTTCGATGCGACCCGCCGTCTTGCGCTTGCCTTAAACTCGGTAATGAGAATGACTGATATTACCATTCCGGCAATGGCAAAATTCCGCCCATGGTTGATTGCTCGAAGCGGCAACGATGTTAGTAGGGCCGGACAAATCTTAGTTCGAGCGCCACAACAATCCGATATTCTTCCTTCAATACAGGCTACTTTCACTGCTTATGATCTATATGTAAATTCTTTGCCAGTAGAAACTGGGGATAATACTCCGGCATCGGAGCGTGTTTACCCCAGCCGTGTACTTATTAGCTATGAAAATAATCCAGAATTATTTGACAGCCCTACGGTTATTCTAGACTCGGACTCCCTATCGGCCATAGATATTAACCCGGCTGATGGTCAGGAAATCACAGGCGTAATTCCGTTCTTCGGAGAAACCGCATTTACTGCAGCTCAACAAGCGGGCATCCTTGTAGTATTCAAGACTAATTCTATTTACCTAGTCGATATCAATCAGAAAGTATCTGGAAGTAATTTAGTAGTGCAGCGTCTGGAAACTCAAGGGCTTGGGTGTACCGCCCCCTACAGTATTTCTGTTACTAAGAATGGCATAATGTTTGCTAACAATTCCGGTATATATTGTTTACGTAGAAATCAAGCTATTGAATATATTGGCAAATTTATGGAACGTAATTGGACTAGCAAAGTTGACAGGGATGCACTGCAGATAGCACAAGGTCATCACTATAGTGTGGGTCGAATGTATAAGCTGTCTGTTCCAATTGCCGATACACAAAATGAGACTACCGGATATATCGAACCTTCCCAAGTCTATGTATATAACCATACACAGGAAGACGAGGAGCAGCATTTAGGTGCGTGGAGTCGTTATGATAACCATACCGCAATAGGATGGGCTAATCTCGCTTCTGACGCATTCTGGGCATCTACTGGTGGGAGCATATATAAACTTCGCTCTACTGGCTCAGGGACCGATTTCCGGGATTCCAATGAGGCAATTACATTTAGGCTGGATACTCGTCCCAACGACTACGGGAACTCCGGTATCCGTAAAATATTGGACAAAGTGGTAGCAAGCTATCGAGCCGGTACTAAAACAGCCAGCAATACTATGCTCTTTGCCGTAGACCTAGAACAGGAATACTTTGCAACTACCCCATTTAGGGTGGCAGGAACTGCAGAAAATCTTAACGGTCTCGATGACTTAGTACAAAAAGATGTTGTAACACTACGCCATTCCTTAGACCGACGTAAGGGCGTATACTTCTCTATTCGTATAGAAAACAGCAACTTAGATCAGAACGTAGAAGTAGCAGGTCTGGATTACCGTGTCGGTGCATTGGATACTAAGGGTATTAAGTCGGCCTCCAAGACTTAGGGCTTGACAGAATCATAAAACCCGATACAATTGGCTTACTAAGCCATTCAAAGGGTGAAGCATATTAGTTACTAATAGTAACAATATGTAACATATAGGGGCCGGGCTGTTACTTAATTGACATAAGGCCCCGATAAGTGGTACAATTCACAGGATATGGGCCGGACCTACTTAACGGTCTTCCCCGGAGAAACGCTAGTAAATGGCTACTTTGCAACAGACATTAAGAGGCTTACCTAAAGCAGACGACCAGCTTACTCGTGGGCCGGGCGGTGTTCTGCAACGTACGCCTACCTTACAGCAAGCAACTAAACAAACTGGAGTAGCAGTTGGACCTACAACACCACTAGCTGCACAGCTTATGGGCGCAGGACCACAGGCTGCAAAAATGGCTGGCACTCCACAACAAATGCAAGCTACACTAGATACAGCACTTCGCACCAAGCAGTACGGACGTGAGGCTACGGAACAAGAAGCCGCCGCTATGCAGAAGTCTGCAGACATGCAGAAATTGGGAGGACTTGGAGATCGAGTCTCCGACATGGTTACGGCAGAGTTTAAAAAGACAGCCGGAACTGCTGGACAAGTGGACTTCAATGCAGAATTAGATATAATTAAAAAAGATCCGAATAGTCAAGAGGCTATGGACGCTATGTTACGTCTAGTTCAATCTGGACAAAAGCTAGATGATGTAGCTAAATTAGTTCCAGAAGCAGCCACTGCAATTGGAAATGTTGCTAAGGGTCTTATTCGAGATCCTAGTGCTGTTAAGGCAGCTGAGTTTCTTCCGCAGTTGGGATATGATGCACAATCTCTAGCTACTCTTCTAGGCGTAACTGCAAAAGATGTAGAAGGATACTCGTTAGAGGATCTACAAAATAAAGTAAACGAAGTAACTACTCAGGATTTTACACAAGCACAACAGCTGCAACAACAGGCAGTTTCTCCGGTTATGGGGGCGGCAGAAAGGCAGCTGGCTCGTGAGGCGGGCAGAGAGCTATCTGCAGTAGGGGTTCGTGCAAGTGAAGCTGACATGCAACGTCTTAGTGATTCTGTGGCTAGGGCAGATCAAGTTAATTTATTTGGCGAGACTAGATCTGTAGCTGATTGGTTAGGCGACGACGAGATTTCTGCATTAGTTAAACAAATAGTAGATTCCCCAGAGGGTTCAGATCTCCGCAAGCAAGTAGAACTTGAGGCAAAAGATTTCTATAGATTTATTACAGACAACGAACTTGCCCTTAAGGATGCAGCGGCTGATCTAGATATAAGTAAAACTAAATTTGGTAACATTCAGTCTACCAACAAATCTAGATATACCTCAGTTAATCTGTCTGACGACGCTGCTAAGATATACGCTACGGCGCTTACACAGCCGCAAGCACGAGAATTTAGTGCAACTGACATACCTACTGTTGCCTATTTAAATACCTTAGTTGGCGATGCACAGAGGAAAGCCTCTGATGCCCTAAATGCTCTTGCATTGAATAATCCAGAACTTGCTAAGGAAGTAGCTAAGTTATCTAAAGAAGAACTAGTTAAGCTTGGTATAGGTCAGCCCGGATCTAACTGGGATAAGATGACCAGTCATAATGAGCGGGTAAATGCAATACGAGCCCTTAAAGATGATGATGTAAATGGAATTCTTGCAGCGGCATATGAAGACATACCATCTGCAGAAGTTGCACAAGATTATATAGAACAAGGAAATGCCCTGACTGCTTTAGGTTTCGAGTCTGGAGTTGCACTAACAAGTTTAGATCCTACAGCCCTTAAGCAGCAAGTAGTAAATAGTTTAGGCGATAACGTATCTGTGGCTAATGCTGCTGCGGGTAATGTCCCGGAAGTTAAAAAACTTAAATTTGGTAAACCTAAAAACGGTCCGACAGATTTGGCTACAGACGATTTAGCTATTTACAATACTTTACGATTTGAATTGGCAGATGGAAGTCTGTCAGCAGATGATATTAATGATCCACGAGGCGGAGTATCTAGACTTACTTGGGATGATTTATTAAAACTTCGAGAGTTGGCAGATCGTCCGGGAGCCAAGGTAGATAAGTCTGCATTGGATGCTAGGTTAGCTAAACGTAAAGAAAATAATACTGCAGAACTATTTATTCAAGTTGGTGGAGCTGATAGAAGAAATACCGATCCCGCTCTAGATATAGACAGATGGGCTAAGTTACTACAAGATGTAGATCCTCGTAAAGTAAATGTAGATACGGTTAGGGATTTAATTACTAGAACAGCTTTGGGTGAGTTTCAATCTGGTAGATATAGATTTCAATATATGGATAACTCTTTAGAAAGATTAAAAAATCTAGGGCTACTAACTCCAGAACTTATAGGTGAGTTTAATAAGGCAGCAGCTCAAAGAAGAACAATCAATAATCAATATCTTGTAGAGAGATCTAAATATCCATTTGGTGTAGACGCACAAGGAAATCCATTACCACCGCCTCCTCCTCCCGCTTCCGCTTCTTCTCTTGCAGAAAAGACACCTACTCGAACAAAAGACGGCAAACTATTAGTTACTATGAAAAAGGGAAAAGAAACCATTCAAGTAGAAGCTGGCAATCAGTCTTACTATGAAAAGCAAGGTTGGAAAAGATAATGGCAAATTTACTACAAGCACTACAACAGCAGCAACCTCAGATGGAAGATACCACTTCCGGACTTGCTACATTACTTCGTGCTAAATCTGGCAAGGCAGTCTCTGGCCCTTCGACCGCACTGTCTACCCAGCAAGAACAGGCCGCCGTTGCTCAGACAGCTCAGGCTATGCAGCCTGTACAAGAAGCTGCTCAGACTCAGCAGCTGGCGCAAGAGCAGCAACAGAGAGAAGTGCAGCAACGTGCGGGACAGCAACAGGAAGAAATTGCACAGGCCCGTGAAGCCAATAAGATGCAGACCCAGCTTCGCACCGATCAATTGCTACAGGAATTAGAGCAAGGTCGAGGTCGTATAGATCTCGGTAAATTTCAATCTAACTTAGAACAGATAGGTTTTAATCTACGTCTTGACAATAAAGAGTATGTAGATAACCTGCAGAGGCAGGGAGATCGTGCTAGATTAAATAGCAGAATACAATTCGAACAACAGCTAGCTCTTTCTACCCTAGCAGACAATAAGTCTATACTAGAAAGACAATTAGGAAATAGGTCTGTTCTTGAGGCAAATGATAGGGAGTTTACTAAAAGGATGGCTGACATGGGCATACAGAATGCTTGGGAAATTATTAATAATGATATCAAGTCGGCAAAAGAAATTGGTCAAGTTCAGGCAGTAGGCGGACTAATTACTACAGGTATTGGCGTAGCTGGTAAATTCAAATCTACTCCTTCTCCAACCGAAAAAGCAATAAGTGAAGGAATGGTATTAGATAATACTCGTCCGGGAACATTGGAGGCATAATGGCAGCACCAGTACCACAAACTACTAGAATGACCGCACTGCAGAATTTGCAACAACAACTTCCCGTAGCTAGTCAGAAGGTTGCTCAGGGCATACAGGCTGCTCGAGATATTCAGTTACAGCAAGCAGTAGCTAAGGCTCCTACCGGCGGTGCCATTGCTCCCGCAGCTCAACAGACAGCAGCTGCTGCTACAGCCCAGACCGGACAAGCTCAAGTAGAAGCAGCCAAGCAGATGGTTCAGCAGGCTGGACAAGTCGGACAGCTACAGCTGGGTGAGCAACAAATGGCTGCTCAACAGAAAGCCTTCGAAGCACAACAAGCCGCCCGTAGAGAAGAGGCCACCAATGTTGACCGTCTTGGCAAATTGGATTTAGCAGCCAAACGAGAATTATACGACAAAGAGTTACAGTTTAAAAAAGATGAAGCAGGTCGCACTATTTTCAATGAAAGACAACTAGCTGACTATGCTATTCGTAATGCTAAGTCGGAAGAAGAGTACAAAGGCTATGCACAGCAGGCACAGCTACTTGCAAGGAGAGATCTACAGGCTACCGAGACTGCATTTAATCTTGTAATGGAAGACCTCAAGCAGAAGTGGGCATTGGCCGAGCAGAAAAAAGATCAGGCCGCCAAGGAAGAAATAGCTCGAATAGAAGCTGCAGCCCGTGCCGCTATGGAACGTAAGAAAGCCAAAGCAGCTAACAGCGCAGCTATGTGGTCTTCGGGCGGAATGGTTGTAGGCGCAGTAGCGGGAGCAGCACTTGCTCCACTTACTATGGGAGCAATTAATCCAGCAACCGGAGCTATGATTGGGGCACAGGCTGGGGCAGGCTTAGGTACATTAGCTAAGACCGGCTTCGGACAATAGGAGAACATATGGCTACTAAACTTACAACTGGATTTGAGAAGTTTGCAAATCAGCAACGAGAACTTAATCCTGATATTACTGATGCGGAAATAGAACAATTATGGTCACAGCAACCACTCGGCAAACGTATTGCTTCTGGAATACAATCGGCAGTAATAACTCCAGCTCGAGCTATTGCATCGGTTCCCGAAGCAGTTAGTGCCGAATATGAAAAGCTAGATCAGTTTTCTAGAAGTGGGCCTAATTTAAAATTTGATACTCGAGATACATCTCCTTTGTGGGGACCAGAAAGAACGGCATACGAACAGGAACAGGAACGCATTAAATCCATTTCTCCTGACACTAGACAGCCAGCCGTAGCTGCATCAGAAGGTATTGGGCCTATCGCCAGCGGCGAGCAGTATGCACAATCATTAGAAAAACAATCTACTCCAGAGCTTAAGAAGAATATTAAGACTCAATTAGCTCAGGCAGATCAGGTTGCAAAAAATCCCCCAGCCAATGCTACTCCTGAGCAGGTAGACAGATTTAAAGAAGAACGAGATCGTGCCTATAAGATGTACAGTGAGGCTAAGGATCGTAACGAATGGCTTCAATTAGCTCAGGTATTAGGCCAAGCTGTTACTCAATTTGGTGCGGCTCAGGTAGGAATGCGGACGGGCAGATCGATGGCTGGGATTCAGATTCCCGGTATTGACTATGAGGCTAGGACTGGTCAGGAACAGCGACTACTTGAAAGCAGACTGCGGGATATTGAAGGCCAACAGGAGCGAGAAGAAAAGCAGGCTCAGAGGGCCCGAGAAGAAGAGCGGTGGAAAAAAGAATTTGGACTTAGAGAACGAGAGCTTGCAGGTAAGGTAAGTTCTGAACAAAAAGAAGAACGAAAAACTACCGAAAGAAATCTTAGAGACCAGCTTAAATTAGCCCAAGAACAACAAGGGGCGGCCCTTTCTGTTGCTAATATTCTTGTTTCAGAACCAGATTTGTCTGATAAAACAATGAAAAAATTAGAAGAGAAGTTACCCGGACTTGCTGCCAAGGCAGGCATAAGTGCCTTAGATTTAAAACAAATTGAAAATGATGCTACTAAAAAAGGTTTAATCTGGGACACTTTAAATAAAGAAGATAAGAATAAACTGATTCAAGAAAGAATTATAGACAAAAAAACCGCAGCAACTAACAGCATACTGGACCAGTTAAAGGCTTTAGAGTCTAGAGCAGGGACTTCTAAATCTGCTGGACAGCAGCCCCTACCGCCTGCTACAATCAGGGTTAGAAGAAGGTCTGACGGAAGCACGGGCAACTTGCTAGAGAAAGACTTCGATCCAAATAAATACGAAAGAATCTAATGGCAGACTCATTTGTTCCAGATTCGTTTGAGCCAGATAACGAGGTAGTCGCTAAGAAAAAAGCGTCTTCCCCGGAGGATTCGTTTGTACCTGATTCATTCGTAGCGGATCAGCCAGCACCGGATGCAATTCAGAAGGAACTTGAAGAACGCAGTTTTTTCGACCGCAATGTCCTCCTGTCTCAAGAGATTAAGGATACAGAGCTACAACAGATAGCCTCTAAGTACGGAGCCTCTCCAGAAAAACTAAGAGACATACTTCCTACAATGGCAGGCATGCCAGAAAATATACGTCCTTCGGATGTTGTCAAAGGTGTTGCTGGCTTTGCGGGAGAGGCGGTTACATTGGGCGTTCCTCAGAAGTTAATGAGAATGGCTCAAGATCCTAAGACTGAAGCGGCCCTAGACGAACTGAAACAACTTATCGATGCACGTAAATCTTACTTACAATACGGTGCAGAATTCCTTGTGCCCGGAGTAGGGCTAGGCAAGGTAGCTAAGGCTGCCGGTGGGGGAGTTAAAGGAGCGGCGGCTACAGGTGCCGTACTTGGTGCGGCGGGTGGATTCGGCCAGTCTAAAGCAGGAGAGGAAATATCCGGAACGGCTATAGGCACTGTGGGCGGAGCTGTAATAGGTGGAGCCGTAGGTAAGCTTGCAAACAAACTTGCTGCTAAGGCAGGAAGAAAACTAACAGAAGAAGAAACTAAGATTATTTCTGGCATAGATTTTGATAAGTACGAACAGCAAGCTCTTAAACAGCTAGAAGAAGAAGGAAGTAAAATTACTGAGCAATTAATAGAAGGTTCTGTACTTCCCAACAAGTTGACTCAAGAGCAAATGGATGAGGTATTGAAGTTAAATTATGGAGAAAAGCTTCAACAATACTATTTAATTCCATCAAAAGAAAATATATTAATGGATAAAATAGATCCAGATCTCGCTAAAAATATATCCTTTGAATTTGCTGCAAAGCGAGTACTACTAGATGATATTGTAAATAACGGACGAGCTGCAGTACTTAAACAGACTACTGGGGAAGAAGTTAAAGATCCAAAATCCATTCTTGAGGCATGGAAAAAGCTACAGGTACAGGGAAAAGACTTTGTAAAAGATGAGACTCGTCAATTCTTAAAAGAAACAAGTATACTTAAAAAGATGGAAGCCGAAGGTATTACGGATCAATCTCCTGAATCTAGGATTGGACAGATCCTAGGTAAACTAAGTGATACCAAAATGCATCTTCGAACTATTGATGAGAAACTAAAAACAAATACTTCAGACATTCTAGATCGTCTGTCCCAGAACCGATATCTAATGGGCGCAATTCGAGAAAAAGATAAACAAGCTATAGAGGCCATAGACAATCTGGCTACCAAGGCTGGAGTCCGTAAGGCAGCTAAGACTGGTAAAATAGTTGACATTGTAGAGGGCGTTGCTACCGCTTCCGACAAGGGAGAAGATGATGTTGCTAAGGCGGTTGTAGGAGAATTTAATCGCATCTATGACTTTGTTACTAAAGGGGCTGCCGAACTGGGTATACGTACTTTGAATATTCCTAAACTAGATAAGTACGTTGCTCGTATGACTAAAGAAGTTCCCGACATGTTGGCTACTATAGAACTAGAATTAAATAAAGCCGTCAGAGAAATTAATGAAAAGTTGGGAACTAAGTATGCAGACATCTCTCAGGTGCCAGCATCTCAATTTGCACAAAAAGAAGTACAAGAACTTTCTTCTATAAGAAATTTACAAGAGTATACAAATTGGGTTAAGAATGCCGATGTAAAAATATCTAACGGAGCACAGCTTGGATCTACAATCAGGCAGTCTCTTAGATCTGAAGATGATATTAAGATTCTAGATAAGGTTGCTCGTGGTTCTATGGAACGTGTGGCCATTGATAGGCCCATTCCAAACTTTGTAAGAGAGCGAGATATATATAAGATCCTAGATAGATACTCTCAGGACATGCTATCTAACTTGTATCAGAGGCAGCCGCTTTCGGAACTACGTTCCGTAGCTAGAATTCTTCGAGATAGGCAAGCAATAAATGAAGCTCAGTATATAGAAAATATTGTAGAAGATACCCTCGGTGTTCGTAAGGGAACAGCTGCCCACTTTATGAGGGATGCTAAGGGCCAAGTAGCTAGACTTCTAAATCCTAAAATAGATGACGCCCTAGCCAAGGGACAAGATACTAAAGCATTTGTGTATACCACTCTAAAAGAAATGGTAGATCTTCCCAACTTTCTTTCTAATCAAATTTATCCCAACCTTCTCGGCTGGAGAGCAGTTCCTATTCTAACTAACGCAATTAGTGGTATTGCTCGTGCTGCTCCAGAACTTGGCGGCACGTATGGATATACTACATATGCCCGAGGATTAGTATGGGCTAGACAAAACTGGTCTAACGGGGCTAAGGAATTAATAGACAAGGGATACGTTCCCGGACAATGGACACGTACGGGACAGAAAGCTTTGTCTGATGGTATCCGTGCTTCCGGTCTAGTAGACCTTCCGGTACAAGGATTAGAAAAGTTAA